TTATAATGTTGCAAATATGTCACAAAACCTCACAGACAAACAAAAACTGTTCATTGAATACTTTAGTCAAACAGGCAACGCAACACAGTCCTGCATCAAGGCGGGTTACTCCGAGAAGACTGCCGAGCAACAAGGTTATGAACTTAAAAACAAGTTAGCTACTCAAATAGATACAGCTACTAAAAAGCTACTTGGATCAGCCGTACCAATTGCGGTGGATAAGTTACGTAAGTTGATAGAGAACGACAAAACTACGCCTTCAGTACAGCTTGGCGCTATTAACTCATTACTAGATAGAACAGGCTACCAAACTACGACAAAGATAGAGGATGTTACAGGTAAGAAGACAGACGAGGAATTAAGACAGGAATTAGACCATCTGCTAGGTACAATGAAGATTGTTAAACTTAGCGACAATGATGATGGGTCTGGCTCTTTAAACTAGGCCATTACTCCTCCATATCTCCACACACATAAGCATAGTACCTATAGTACAGTAGAAGGCTCATGGCTCTGATTACCTGCGTATTATGGGTGAAAGAAGGATGTCCACACACACACACGCACTCTCTCAGCTTGGCTCATGTGATGCGGTCTAGCTATTAATCACCCCTCCTTTGTTCTCTTTACCCTACATACACACACACAGACACGGGACAAACATGGTGAGTAACGCCCGTGATTTGACCCCCCACCCCCCAAAACGCTATTTGTGTCATTAATCAATGGATACCTCCGCAAACTCATGGGGTATATTTAGTATTAACCTAAGTTAATAGGTTGCATATATAAAAAATTTAAACTATTAGTGCTTATGGTTAAACCTATTAAGGATTTACAAACAATATTGCATTTTAAAAAGGGTAATTATGTGTATAGGTATGTTCTTGTTGATAGGTTTAAAAATACTGCTAAAGTACATCATGGTTTTGATAGTAAACTAGAACGAACTGAAGCAGAATTGTTTGCATTAACAACGTCTAGAAAATTACGTAGAAAATATATATTAAAAAATGAGTGATGAAGCGTTAGCAAGAGCAGTAGAAATTGCTAAAGAATTAGAAAATAGAAAAGCTACTAATCGTATGAATGATTATGCACCATACGAATACCAAATAAAATTTCATAATACAATTGCTCAACAGCGATTGCTTATGGCTGGTAATAGGATCGGTAAGTCCTTTTGTGGGGCTATGGAAATGGCATACCATGTGACGGGTTACTACCCAACGTGGTGGGAAGGTAAACGGTTTAACAGACCAATACGTGCTTGGGCTGGGGGAGTTTCTAACGAAACCACTAGGGATGTTTGCCAAAAAGAACTTATCGGCCAACCAGACGATCCTGCGGCTAAAGGTACTGGTTCTATACCTAAAAAATACATAGTAGATACTATTAGAAAAGCAGGTGTACCTAATGCTTTAAACTCTGTAATTGTTAAACATAAATCTGGTGGTAATTCTAGAATTGGTTTTAAATCTTATGATATGGGTAAAGAAAAATGGATGGGTGAAAGTGTTGATGTGATCTGGCTTGATGAAGAACCACCTACACCAATTTATACTCAATCACTAACCCGTACAGCCGACAAAGGTGGTATTGTTTATATGACATTTACACCAGAAAGCGGTATGACAGAAACAGTTGCACAATTTTTAAATAATTTACGTAAAGGCCAAGCATTAATAACAGCAGGTTGGGATGATGCGCCTCACATGACACCAGAAGTACGAGAACAAATTTTATCTGCATTACCACCGCATGAAAGAAAAATGCGTGAACGTGGAATACCACAATTAGGTTCTGGATTAGTTTTTCCTATAGCAGAAGAAGATGTAATATGTGATGAAATACAAATACCAGATCATTGGCCCAAAATTTGTGGGCTGGATTTTGGTTGGGATCACCCAACAGCCGCAGTATGGGTTGCGTGGGATAGAGATACAGATATAGCTTATGTTTATGATAGTTATGCTATGAGGCAAGAAGCAGTACCTATTCATGCATCAGCAATTAAAATGCGAGGCAGATATATTCCTGTAGTATGGCCTATGGATGGAAGACAAGCTGATAAAGGTTCTGGTAAAAGTTTAACACAACAATATCGTGAAGAAGGTGTTAATATGACTAGAGAACATTTTAGTAATCCACCTGCTAATGGACAAAAAGAAAATTCTGGAGGTAACTCCGTAGAAGCTGGTGTTCAAGAGATATATACTAGGTTTAAAACACAAAGGTTGAAAATATTTAAAAATCAAGGTAAACTGCTAGAAGAATTACGAATGTATCATAGAAAAGATGGTAAGATTGTACCAGCTAATGATGATGTAATATCTGCAATGAGATATGCAGTTATGTCGTTAAGAAAAGCTAGAACAAAAACTTATGATCGTTTACAGATACAATCTGATTATGAGTTTAACATATTTAATTAAAAAATAACATGGTAGGAAAATCATATTCATCAAGTTCACCATTTTCATCTGGATATTCTGGTGCAAAAACTACATCATCAAAAAAATCTTCTTCATCTAAAACTACAAGCACACCTAATCCACATACAAGTAGCGGATCATCTAAAACAAGTGTAGCAAGTTCTAATCAAATAAAAGCAAGTGCAGAAAAAGTAGCATTAGCAACTGGTAAATCTAAATTAGATAATTACCAATTACCAAAAGCTGATACACCTTTTTTTTTATTAAATTTAGGTTTAAATATGGCGCAAGGTTTAAGACAAAAATCATTTGAAATAAATAGAGCATATTTTCAAAAAAATGTAGCAGGTAAATTAGGTTATCAAAATACTTTTGCAGATTATCAAAGATATATAACTGGTAGAAGTCAAGGAACATTAGATGCAATGGGAAGAACAATTGCAAAAGGAGATGGCGGTGGAAATCAAATGCAAACTCAAACTCCTCAAACTCAACCACCACAAACAACAGTTCCAGAAACAGAAGAAGAAACTAAAAAGAAAAAAAGATCAGCATTAGGTATAGGTTACGGTGGTAATCAAAGAACTATTTTAACATCTGTAGTAGGTGATGAAACAGAAGCAAATGTTTCAAAAACTATTTTAGGTGGTGGTATAAAAGCATAGTGATTGTAGCAGTTATAGAAGAAGAATGGCGTAAAAAAATATTTGATTACGTTGCACCAAAAGCACACATTAATACAGATTTAGATAATAAATATTCATTTATAGGTTTTGTTGAAAGAGATGTGTCTGGCAAAGATAATGTTATGGGTGGTGTATTATTTTCTGATTATGATGGTCATAACATTTTTATTCATGTAGCATTAGATACTCCTAAAGTTTGTCAAAGAAGATTTTTAAAAATGGTATTTTTATACTGTTTTATTCAATTAAAATGTAGTAGAATAACGGCTTTGTGTCGTAACGAATACAAAAGAAATGAACGCTTGTTAAAAGGCGTTGGATTTGTTAAAGAAGGTGTATGCAGACAAACCATGAAAATTGGTAATAAATTTGTAGATGCCGCAATTTACGGTATGTTAAAACAAGAATGTAAATGGATATAATATTATGGGAATGAAATCAGCACCACAAATGCCACCACCAATAGAACCAGAAATAATTGATAAAACTGCTGAAGCAGAAGCAAAAGTAGCGGCAGAAAAAGAAAAAATGTTAGGCATGAAAAAAAAAGGTCAATATGGAACTATTTTAACTTCTGGTACAGGCGTTGAAGAAGAAGCTAATACAAGTAAAACAGTTTTAGGTGGCGGAATAAAATAACATGGCTTCATACGAGTATATAAAAAAACGTCTTGGCTCTATGGAAGAAAGTAGAGGCACATGGGAAACTCATTGGCAAGAAATTTTAGATTATGTCATGCCAAGAAAAGCAGACGTTATTACTTTAAGAACTAAAGGTGAAAAAAGAACCGAAGTATTGTATGATAGTACAGCAATAACTGCAAACAATTTATTAGCCGCTTCATTACAAGGAACACTTACATCTCCATCATTAGCATGGTTTTCAATTAAATTAAGAGATGAACAATTAAATCAAAACAGAGAAGTTGCTTTATGGTTAGAAGATACTGCAAAAAGAATGTACGATACTTTTAACGAAACAAATTTTAATACTGAAGTACATGAATTATATCTTGATCTTTGCTCAATAGGTACTGGTGCAATTTTTGTTGAAGAAGGTAAAAGAGGTTTTGATATAGATGGTATTCATTTTAATTGTTTACACATTGCAGAATATTACATTCAAGAAAATATAAATGGTAAAGTTGATACACTTTACAGAAAATATAAATTAACAGCTAGACAAGCTGTTCAAGAATTTGGTGAAGAAAATTTAGGCGAAAAAGTTTTAAAAGCCGCTAGAGAAAAACCAGAAAAAAATTTTACATTTATTCATGCAGTAGAACCAACAGCAGATTACGAAAGAGCAATTGGTAAAACTGCAACTAAACTACCATTCCATTCTTGTCATGTTTGTGAAGAAGATAAAATGGTTGTTAGAACAGGTGGATATAATGAGTTTCCATATTTAGTACCTAGATGGTCTAAAGCAACTGGTGAAATTTTTGGAAGATCACCAAGTTATAATGCATTACCAGATATTAAAACTTTAAACAAAGCAGTTGAAATTGGATTAAAAGCATGGGCTAAAGCAATTGATCCACCATTACTTGTTCAAGATGATGGAGTAATTGGTAGAGTTAGAATGACACCTGCTGGAATAACTGTAGTTAGAAATGACGGTGCTGTTAAACCATTACAAATTGGTTCTAATTGGCAAATAACTGACATGAAAGAAAATCAATTAAGAACTGCAATTAGACAAGCATACTATTCAGATCAATTACAATTACAAGAAGGCCCACAAATGACAGCAACAGAAGTACAAGTTAGATACGAATTGATGCAAAGATTATTAGGGCCAACACTAGGTCGTTTCCAATCAGAATTTTTAAATCCATTAATTGAAAGAGTATTTGGAATTATGTTTAGAGCAGGTGCTTTAATGACTGCGCCAGATATAATTAGAGATACAACAATTGATGTAGAATATGTTGGGCCATTAGCTAGATCACAAAGAATGGAAGAAGCAGTTGCAATTGAAAGATTATATCAATTAGCAATGAACATTGCACAAGTTGATCCTGCTATTATGGATAACATAGATCACGATAACGCAATTAGAATGAGAGCAAAATTATTAGGTGTACCAAAAACTGTTATGAGAGGTACTGATCAAGTTGAAGAAATGAGAGCCGCACAAGCAGAAGCACAACAACAAGCGGCAATGGCACAACAAGCACAAGCACAAGCACAAGCTATGAATACACAAGCTGACGCAACTAAAAAATTAGCTGACCCTAATGTACAATCAGCAATGTCTGATATGGTAGATGATATGGGTATGGCTGATATGACGGGATAATATGGCAAAAGATCAAGACAATGATCTAAAACAATTAAAACAACAATACAAAATTACATTTTCATCTAAAGAAGGTGAAAAGGTATTAGCAGATTTAACGTCTGCTTATTATCATAGGAGTTCATTTATAAAAAATGATCCCCATGAAACATCATACCGTGAAGGACAAAGATCGGTATTAATCAGAATAATCAATCTATTAAAGGAGAATAAAAATGTCTGATGAACAAACGACCACAACTGACAATCCAGAAACAGTTATAGCTAATCAAATACAAGAAACAGCTAATACAGTTCTTGGATCAGAAAGTGATAATCAAAACGATTGGAAATCATCACTATCTGAAGAAATAAAAAACGATCCAACACTTGCTAACTTTAAAGATGTTGAAGGTCTTGCTAAAACAGTAATACATCAACAAAAAGTTTTAGGCAGTAGAGTACCTATTCCTAAAACAGATGAAGAAAAAGCAGAACTTTATAACAAACTAGGAAGACCAGAAGACCCTAGCAAATATGAAATAAATATACCAAATGAAATGGTTGATTATTTCAAAAAAGAAGATGTTGAACAATTTAAAAACGTGGCACATAAAATTGGTTTAAACAATGATCAAGTAAATGCTTTAATGGAATATCAAGTTCAATCTACGCAAAATACTTTAAACAATGAAGGTGCGGTTATGGCCCAACAAAAAGAACAAGCAGAAGAAGTGCTTAAAAAAGAATGGGGTTATGATTACGATAAAAATGTTAGAGCCGCAGATAGAGCATTAAATGTTTATGGAGATGATGAATTAAGAAATTTATTAACTCAAACATCTGCTGGTAATAATCCTGCTGTTTTAAAATTTTTAGCAACTATTGGTAAAGAAGTAACAGAAGATATGGCACAAAATACTACTAACAATAGATTAGCTGTATCACCATTAGATGCTAAAGAAGAAATTAATAATATCATGGCTGATACAAGTCATGCTTATTTTGATCCATCACATCCAAACCATGAAATTGCTGTAGAAAAAATGCGTCAATTACATGAAAAAGTGTATGGTAAATAAGTCACAATTGTGATATTATTACAACAGAAAGTTTGCCCGTAAGGACAACAAACTTACAAGTCATGTGGACTATAAAACCGTGTTGATTGTATCGTTATTACAATAAGGTTTCCCGTAAGGATAAAGACCGATTAATTAGAATATGGTTTGATGCATTAGTATTATACCCCCTATTCTTAACTTTTAAATAAGGACTAAAAACATGAGTACACAAATAACAACAGCTTTTGTAGAACAATACAAAAGTAATGTGTTTCATCTAGCGCAACAAAAAGGTTCTAGATTAAGAGGTGCGGTGAAATCTGAAACAGTAACAGGTACATCTCACTACTTTGAAAGAATTGGCGCTACTGCGGCACAAGTAAGAACAACTAGACACTCTAACACTCCTCAGATTGATACTCCTCACTCTAGAAGAAAAGTTACATTAGCTGACTACGACTGGGCTGATTTAATTGATCAAGAAGATAAAGTTAGAATGTTAATTTCACCTCAATCTGAATATGCGAAAGCTGGTGCTTACGCTATGGGTAGAGCAATGGATGACGCTATTATTGCGGCGGCTTCTGGAAATGCATTTGGTGGTGTAGCTGGTGCTACTACTATCGCATTACCTGCGTCACAACAAATCGCTGTAGGAGCTTCATCTTTATCAGTTGCTAAACTAATTTCTGCTAAAGAAATTTTAGATGCATCTGACGTTGATCCAGATGAACAAAAATACTTAGTTTGTTCAGCTAAAGAAATCACAGCTTTACTAGGTGAAGAAAAAATCACTTCTGCTGACTACAATAGTGTTAAAGCACTTGTTGCAGGTCAAGTAGATACTTTCATGGGCTTCAAGTTCATTAGAACTGAAAGAATTGCTCAAGATGGTTCTGGTGATAACTTAGCTTTAGCTTTTACTCAATCAGCTATTGGTCTTGCTTTAGGTAGAGATATCCAAACAAGAATATCTGAAAGAGATGACAAAAACTACGCAACTCAAGTATTCCTATCTATGACGATTGGTGCTACTAGAGTTGAAGACGAAAAAGTTGTAGAAATCGCTTGTAACGTATAATATACTTACAATCTCAACTTACCTTTAGAGGGCCATTGCAATATATGGCCCTTTAATATATTAAAAGGATATTATGGCTACAGAAGTTTCAATTTGTTCAAATGCATTAAGAAGATTAGGTGATGACCCTATTACATCACTTACAGACGATACTGAAAGAGCCAGACTTTGTAATTCATTTTACCCAGATGCAAGAGATGCAGTTTTAAGATTACACACTTGGAACTTTGCGGCAACAAGAGCATCATTAGCAAAATTAGCAACAGCACCCGCTTATGGTTATGCTAATCAATTTTCATTACCTTCAGATTGTTTAAGAGTATTAAGCATGGAAGAACCACATTTTATTTTTAAAGTAGAAAACGTAGCTACTCACGGTAGAGTATTATTAACAGATGAAGGCACAGCAAACATTATGTATGTTGCTAGAATTACTAATCCTACTTTATTTGACAGTATGTTTGTTGATACATTAACTGCAAAATTGGCAACAGATTTAGCATATCCAGTTACAAATTCTGTTCAATTACAAACCCAAATGCAGAAACTCTATGAATATAAACTTTCGGAAGCCCGTAGTGTTGATGGACAAGAAGGATTTATTGATGATCTTGTTTCTGACACATTTACAACTTTCCGAAGATAATGGCTAGAGTACATCCTTTTCAAACTAATTTTACTGCTGGTGAATTAACACCTAAACTTGCTGGTCAAGTTGATTTTAAAAAATATAATAATGGTGTTGAGATTATGGAAAACATGACAGTATTTCCACAAGGCGGCGCATCAAGAAGATATGGTACAAGATTTGTAAAGGAAGTAAAAGATAGTTCTAAAGTAACTAGACTTATACCTTTTGAATTTAATATAGAACAATCTTATGTATTAGAATTTGGAGATCAATATATTAGATTTTATAAAGACAATGGACAAATAACTTCTGGTGGATCAGCTTACGAAATAGCAACTCCATTTACAGAAAGTATGTTGTATGAAATACAATTTACACAATCAGCAGATGTTATGTACATTGTACATGAAACATTAGAACCTAGAAAATTATCAAGAACAGGGCATACGTCTTGGACACTAACAACTGTAGAATTTCAAAATGGGCCATATTTAGATGCTAATGAAAGTAGTGTAACATTTACATCATCTGCAAGTGGTGTTGGTACAGGTAGAACATTAACAGCATCAGCATCTACTTTTGTTTGTAGCCCAAATGAAACTGGTTTTCATACAGAAGATATTGGAAGGTCTGTTAAATTAAATGATGGATGGGGTATTATTACTGGTTATACATCACCAACAGTTGTTACATGGGAAATAAAACAAGACATTGGTTCTTCTTCAGCATCAACAGATTGGGCATTAGGTGCTTGGTCTGAACATACAGGTTATCCTAAAACAGTTACATTTTTTGAACAACGATTAATATTTGGTGGAAGTACAGCATATCCACAAACTATATGGGCATCTGAAAGTGGTTTTTATGAGCATTTTCATGCAGGTGATGGTAGTCCAGCAGATAGTTTTATTTATACAATTGCCGCAAACAAAGTTAATACAATAAGATGGTTAGCACCCGCTAGAGATTTAATTGTTGGTACAGCAGGTGGTGAATTTAAAGTAGGAAGACCAACTGGTGAGCCTTTACAACCCGATAACGTACAAATTACACAACAAACTACATATGGTGGTTATAATACACAACCTATACAAATTGGTAACGCTGTCTTGTTTGTACAAAGACAAAGAAAAAAAATTAGAGAATTAGCATACAGATTTGAAGATGATGCATATTTAGCACCAGACATGACATTACTTGCAGAACATATTACAGGTAATGGAGTTGTTGATGTTGATTATGCACAAGAACCACAAAGTATTTATTGGGCTGTTAGACAAGATGGAGTATTATTAGGTTTAACTTATCAAAGAGAAGAAGATGTTGTTGCTTGGCATAGACATATTATTGGTGGTTCATTTAAACAAACATTTGATGCCGCATCTGATGTAACATCTAAAACAACTGATCCAAATTATAATGGTTACATTACAATAACAAATCATGGTTTTAACACAGGTGATAAAGTTTATTATGATGCAAATGGTGGAACTAAAATAGGTGGATTACAAGATAAAAATTATTATTATGTTATTGCAGTTGATGCTAACACAATTGAATTTGCAGATAGTTATGAACAAGCAATAGATAGAACTGTTTTACAAATATCAGCAGGTGTTGGAACTCATAGTATATCTGCACCATCTAAAGTTAAATCTGTTTGTACTATTTCTGAAAATTTAGAAAATCAAACATGGGTTATTGTAGAAAGAAAAATAAATAACAACATAGTAAAATATGTAGAATATTTAGATGATAAATTAAATATGGATAGTGCTTTATCTACAACTGTTAATGCTGACAGTACAACAATAACAGGATTAGATCATTTAGAAGGTGAAAGTGTACAAATACTTATAGGTGATGCAGTATTTCCAAATCAAACAGTATCAAGCGGATCAATTACTATTAGTTTACCTGCAAATACAGGTTATAAATCATTAGAAATTGGTCTTGGTTATATCTCACAATTAAAAACTATGAGAGTAGAAGCTGGTGCATCTGCTGGTACTGCACAAGGTAGAAAAAAAAGATATAATGAAGTATTAGTAAGATTACATAAAACTGTTGGTATTAATATAAATGGAGATCAATTACCATTCAGAACTTCATCTACACCAATGGGCCAAAATATTGCAGAATTTACTGGAGATAAAAGGGTAATTAATTTAGGATGGGATAGAGATGGACAAATTATTATAAAACAAGAACAACCTTTACCAATGACGGTATTGGGAATAACAGGAACATTAGTAACAAGTGATTAAGGAGTAAAATATGGCATTTCAAATGATACCTTTTTTAATGGCGGCTAGTACAGCAGTTACCATTATGGGTCAAAGACAACAAATGAAACAAATTAAAGCTAATGCGGCTTGGAATAAATATGAAAATGAATTGTCATTTCAATATGAAAAACAAAAAAAATTAAAAGAACAAGCAAAATTAATGTCTGCACAAAGAGCAAGAGTAGGTGCTAGTGGTGCGCAATTTTCTGGTTCACCTTTACTTATAGCTAATGCAGATTTTGAAGAATTTGAAAATGATATGTTTTTTTTAGAAAAAAGAGTTTTTGTTAGAAATGCGGCAATGGATGCAGAAACAACTGGATTGCTTACTGCACAAAAATATAAAATGGGTGAAACATTATTATCTGCTGGTATGACATATAAAACATATAAACAAGATCAAGCGGCGGCAGAAAAAGGTATTGGTTAATGGTTTATCTAGTAAAAGTTTGGGAAAATGATACAATGATATTTGAAGGATACACAAAGAAAATACCAAAAGCAGGTCAAGATTTTAAGGCTTTTAAAACTACTACTGATATGAATGGTGCAGTAAAAGTTCATAGTTTTAGCCCTGCTCAATATAGGATTACATATGAAGATACCAAGATATAGAAGTGAAGGTGGTACTACTATTGATAGTGGTAGATCATTAACTACAGGAACTCAAACAGGTAGTGCTGTAGCTAATCTTGGTGTAACTGCAATTAACAAAGTTACAGAATACGCTAACAGAAAAAACTCTATTGATGCTAAATTAAGAAGATTAGATATTAATACTAATAAAGATTTATCTACAGCTATGATGTATGGTAAAACTTCTGATTTTCAAAACTCATTACAAAATAGACAAGATTTTTTAACTCCAGATAATTGGTTATTAGATTATGATAATAGCGCAAAACAATGGGAAAAAGAATTTAAAGCTGGATTAGATGAGCAAACTTGGAAAGAATATCAACCTTTGTATTATCAAAAATTTTTTGAAGCTAGAAATGATGTAGTTAAAGCAGTTAATAATCAAAAACTAAAAAATGCAGGTCATGCTTTTAATGAAGCAAATACTGCATACAAATCATCTGTAGAACAAGCTACTTCATTATCACAAATAGAAGCACAATATGAATTATATACAGAATTACACTTAAAGAAAAATGTAGAAACTAATTTGTTTGATCAAAAAACTTTTAATGAAGTTAAAGAAACAACTAAAAATTGGACAAATGTAAAATACGGAATGTTACAAGCTACTAAAGATTTAATTATTATGTCACCTAATGGTAGCCAAGAAGTTGATTGGAATAATGTAACATCAAGACTTAAAAACAAAAATTTTAAAATGGTTGATATTGAAGGTAAAGAATTAACTGTTGATGATGATTTAAGAAAAGAATTAATTAAACAAGCACAAGATGAATTTACAAATCAAAATTCATTACACACAAAACAAAAAGAAGAAAAAGATAAAACAACTAAAACAGATTTTGTAAATAGAATTATTGGTTTAGAAACTGGTACTAAAGAAGGTCAAGAAAATGCTAAAAATTTTATGGCTGATTTAGAAAATTCAGATTTAGAACCAAGCACAAAATTATCTATGAGAACTGCTTACAATGCCGCTTTAAATAATATGAAAAACGGTAAGAATAGTTGGAATAGTGTACAAGGTAATCAAGCATTAGCAATAACTACTTATTTAATTGGTTCTGGTGCTATGGATACTGAAAAAGAAAGAGAAGTTATTTGGGATTTAATGGCTCAAGGTTTATTAGAACCTAAAACAGCAATGAGTTTATATAAACAAAGTGGTGAATTAACAAAAAGTAGAAATGCTTACAAAAAAGATATTACTACAAAAGCTACATCTATGTTGATGAAAGAAATAGGTGCTGATCAAGGTGTGTTAGGAATGTTAAATAGTTTAGAACAATTACCACCAGAAGAAAGAACACGTGCTTTATTAACCGCATTAGATAGTGGAAAAATGACACAAGAAGCATACAATGCTATGAACAATATGTACAGATTACTTGCTGAAGGTGAACGTAAAGGATTTACATATGAGAATATGTTAGTCAATAGAAGACATCCAAATTATATTTTAAATGATTTAATTGAAACTTATAAAGGTACTATAGATGATGAAAGATTAAATGAACTACAAAATAAAATTAAAGGTATTGTTGGCCCAACAGCTACAGACCAATCTTTTTACATTATGCCTACTGAATACTTTGTAGGTAAAACTCCAAGCAATGCTAATCTTGTTATGCCTCCAAGAAATGAAGGTGAAGATGTTATTACTTATTTAAAACGTGCTAAAAAATTAATTAAAAGAACAGATGGATTACCTAGTGTTATTACTGGACAAAATGTTGAAACATTAGATGTATCTGATTTGTTTATAATGCCAGAATTTGAATAACTATGAAAATTACAGCTTTACAATTATCACAAGCTGGGTTTGATACAGACACCATAAAATCGTATGTTGATACCCAAATACCTCTTTTAGAAAAAGCAGGATTTAATAAAAAAGAAATTTACAATAGTTACGGTATAGTACCTATTAAATCTAATTCATTATTAGATACTGATATGCAGGAAGACACAACTGCTATTACAGAAAATCAATTACCTTTAGGTAAAAAAACATCATTAATGAAATTACAAGATGAAGAAAATGCTAACACAATTAAATCTAACAAAACATCTGACGGTAAATACAATCTTAAAAACACTACATTTGATTTATTAAAGAATGAAGATCAAGCTAAAATTGTAAATAAAATAGATGAAGCATATAAATTATTTAAAGAAGATGATGATGGTAGAGTAGGATTTATAGATAATTGGATGGAAAAATACTATCCAAACATAGCATATGAAAAAGAAAAATTTAAAGGTGGTGTAGATTTAACTTTAGCAGAAAGTGCATTAAATGATGAACAAGTTAAATTATTAGAAAACGCACAAGCTAAAGATGCTATTGCAGGTAACTTTGGTTTTAATCAAGAAACAGGTAGATATCTTTTTGATACAAATTTTGAACAAGCTGAAGATGAAAGAAAAGCTAATGAACCTGTTAATGTATTACATACAGCTTTTTCTACAGGTGCTAATTCCAAAACAATATTAGAATATGCTAAACAAAATTATCAATTTAATGATATGCAAATTATGTATCTTAATGAGTTTATGTCATTTGTTTCAGCATTAGAAAGTAATAATAGAAATATTTACAATGCAGATGGTAGTGCTGGTGGTTTATTTCAATTTAGAAAAAGTGGTTTTAGAACTGCTTTAAATAGATTTGTAAACATAAACAGAAAAATAAATAAAGATTACGAATTACCTTATTGGGTAACAGAAGCATTTAAACATCAAGACCCTACAAGATTATCACCAGATGAACAAAAATCTTTAGCATTAGCTAATTTTTTAGAAATGCCTAAAAGTGAAAAATATAATCGTGCTGGTTCAGATCAATTAATTAAAGCAATTGCTAATGGTGATGTTGATGCAATGAAAAAATTATACATTGAATATCATCATGCTGATTATGAAAAAGTAGAAGATATAGAAGCAGGTGTAGGACAAGAATATAGACTTGTTGATAATCAAAAATTAAAAGAAAGAACTGACCAATATTTTGATAAATTTGGTACAGATAAATATAATTATGAAACTGCACAATTAGCTTATTGGGGTAATGATAATATTGTAACTAAAGCATTAGAAAAATTACCTGCAAATATAGGTGATAAAGTTTTAAATGCTTTTGGTGGTAAAGGTTATTACAACGTATTTACAAATGGATACGAACAATCTGTTAATGGTATGTTAGACAGATATTATCAAGTATTTATTGATGATCCTAATGCTGATCCTAAAGAAGCAATACAAAAAGTATTTATGTTTCAAGAACAAAGATTTGATAAAGATATTGTTGCATCTGCTGTTACGTTAGTAAATGATTTACCATTTATGGCGGCAGGTTGTTTTGCGGCAGGTGGTACAGCTTTAGTTGGAAGTGCAGGTACAGCCGCACCTGCGTTACCTGTTATATGTGGTGCTGGTGGTTTTGCATTACCAGAAGTTATTAGATCAGCTTATATGAGAGCAATAGAAGATAATTTTGTAGGATCATTTCCAGAATTTTTAAGTCATTACATGGATAAAAAAACAGCAATTGTTGCTGGTAAAACAGCAGTAATTGGTGGTGTTACATTTGGTGTTGGTGCAAAAGTTAAAACATTAACAGGAAGTACAACAGCTAGATTAGCTTCAGAAGTAAGTGTTATGACTACATTAGGTGCGGCATTAGAAGGCCATGTACCTACAATGAGAGATTTTGCTCATGCTACGGTCTTGGTTTTTGGAATACATGGGTCAATACGAGGTATGAAAATGTTTAAAGACATTTATACTGAATACGGCAGACACCCTAGAGATGTAATTAAAGACATGGAAAAAGACGTAACTGTTAGACATCAAATAGAAAATGGTCAAATGCCAACTCTTTACGAACAAGGTGCTAAAACAGTTGTAGAAGGATTAGAGAAACAAACTAACATTAAATTATTACCTCCACCAAAATTTAAAAACAATGAAATTGTTAATGTATCTACATCTTCTACAGAAGTTGGTAGGGTAATTGGCAAAGAAACAATTGGTAATGAAAAAGTTGTTATAGTTGAAAAAACAAATGGTGCTAAAATACCAGTATTAGAAAGTGAAGTTAGAAAAGCACCAAACAAACCTGTTGAAGTAAAAATAGAAGGTGACAAAATTAATATAAATTTTGCTAAAGATACATCATTTGCTGAAAGAAAATCTAATGGTGAATTTAATGTTAATATTGTTGAAGTTACAAAAAATAAACAAAATATTTATACAGAAGGTACATTTAAAAGTAATGCTGACTTAGCTGTAAGAGATACAGGAAGCGCAATAAGAATAGTTACAAAAGATGGTAAAACAATTGCTAATGAAACAATAACTATTCAATCTAAATTTTACCCAGAATTAGCAAAAAGATTTAAAGAAAACAAAGAACAAAAAACAGAATACAATAACGCCAAAGAATTAATTACTAAAGAACGTAATGGTTTATCTTCAGTAGCTAAAAAAGTTGAAATTTTATTTGCATTAAAAGGCAATATTGAAAAAATGATTTTAAGAGTTGGTAAAGACAATGTTGCTATACCAAGATCAGCATATGAACAATTAATTAAATTTACTGAAAAAGGTGAGGTTAAAACTGCTGAAATAATGGGTAGTGAAGGAAGACAAGTTATAATGATGTTGCATCCAGAAACAGGTAAAATTTTAGCAACTATAAAAGGTGAAAAAATTAATGGTGAAATAGATGCACAAGCTACAAATTATTTTGATAACTTTAAAGAAAAAGAAGGTGTATATTTTGATAGAGTAAACAGTAGTAAAGATGGTGATAACTGGGGAATACCTAGAGATATATTTACACAAGAAAAGAATTTACCAGCAGACTACGCAAACAATTCTGCGGCATGGAAGGGTTTATTTAATTCAGCAAAAGGATTAGATATGATTGATCTTGTAGAATTATACAAAGCATTTGTTAAAAAATCACCAGAATTAAATAACTTACCAACAGGTCTAAATGGTTACTTTCAATTTAAAGGCAAGAAATCACCTAGAATAGTTATCAATGAAGCATTACAAAAAAATCCAGAACAATTTTTAATGACGTTTGCACATGAGTTAGGGCATTTAATTGATTACTTACCAAATGCTTCTTTATCAAGAGGTAATATATTAGGTTCTATAGCGGCTTTAAAAGGATACATGAACAAATGGATTGATGGTAAAAATGAAGGTGCAAAACCATTAAGTGCAAAAGAAATAGAAGCTATTAAATCAGCCGCAATCAAAGAAGCAAAAGCTAAAGAAAAAGAAACTAACGCAGAAATCAAACAATTAGAAATAACTCCAGATACTATACTTAAAATATTTAATGATGCATCTGCTAGAGAAAAGATTAATCCAGATTTTTATAATGCATTTGTAAAACTACCTGCTGAAGTTAAAAAATTAGTAGTTAAAGATGCAATGAAGGGTTTAATGTCACAACACATGAAAGCTATTGCAGATAAGATTAATGGCAAACCTACTGATAGCAGATTAACTAATGAAGCATACAAAATATTTAAAGATAAATTTGAAAGAATAATCAAAGAAAGAGGATTAGTTAATAAAGAATGGATTACTACAGAACTTAAAAATTTATCTGCAAAATGGAAACCATTTGATAGAGCCGCATCTCAAAAATATACAGAATATAGAGATGGCCCTAGAGAACTAATGGCAGATTTTATGATGGCGTTTATGCTAAGACCACAATGGGTTAAAAACAATGCACCTAGAACATGGGAAATGTGGATGCATTATATGGATGCTAGACCAGAAGTAAGAGCAAACTGGGAAAGAATACAAATAGATTTAAAATCTGGAACAGACAAAAGATTAGGTAAAGTAGTATCAGACATAGGTAATATGTTTAGAGAAACTAACGAAGCTACAATCAAACGAATAGAAAAAGATTACAAACCAGATTTAGCTGATGTTCTTGGTACTGAAGCAATTGATAACTTTTTTTGGATATATAGAAGATTTAGAGGAACTGGTAGTGATAGATGGCATAGTCCATTAGCAAAAGAATTAAACTGGTCAATTGAAAACTACAGATACCGTCATGCTAAATTAAAAAGATACACAGATGACATGATGCGTAAAGTTGTAAAACCAGCAGAAGAATTAGGATACAACAGTATTGATATTGGTACTATGTTATTTTTAAGAAACATAGCTGAAAGTTCACAAAGAAACAAATTAGTTAATTCATTAGGTATTATGAAAGTAAATCCAGAATTAGCAAAAGTATTAGGTAATAGAACTGCAAAAGAAATATATGATTATTATGTAAAATTACATCCACAACTATTTGAACTAACAAATGAGTTTTACAAAGTTAGACAAGAAATGGTTATTCCAGAATTAAAAGAAAGTGGAATGTATGACAAAGAATTAATTGCTAAATTAGAAAACAACAAAGAATACGTTACATTTAACGTAAGAAAATATTTGTTAGAACGTATAGAAAAATACGGGCCAAACTCAAGTGCTACAAGATTTTTAAAAGGATCAAAAGGTACGTTTGATGACATTATGAATGTATTTAATGCAACACTTGAAAAAGATATGTTGTTAATGGTTGAAGCTAAAAGACATAGAACAATGGCTTTAACTGTTAAATGGTTAAGAGAAAATAAAAATTGGATGGAAGCATATGGCAAAAAATCTGGACAAGCATATGTTCCAGATAGAGTTGTTTACAAACCTAAATTTATTGGAGAAGGTAAATTAGAAAAACCAGCTAAAGGCATGGAATTATTTAGTTACATGAAAGACGGTAAGATGCAACATTGGCACGTTAATAAATTTGTAGCACAATCATTTAAAGAAAATCCAAACGGTACAATGATGATGTACAAAATTATGACAGGAACAGGTGATGTATTTAGAAAAATGTTTACTGAATATAATCCTGCTTTCTGGCCAATTAACTTAGCTAGAGATTTAAACAGATCAGTTAAATTATTACCTAATGCTAGATATATAGATATTACTGGTAAAGGTAAAAACTCATTATTAAAATATTATTTTAAAGCAGTTAAACCTGCATACCAATCTATTTTTAAAGATGGTACTGAACTTACTAGATGGATGGAAAGTGAAGGTTTTTTAATTTCTATGAATGAAGGATATAGAGGACAAGCAGGTAGTAAAGCATTAATGAAGGGTCTTGATCCAGACACATATATGCTTGAAAGATTACTTGGTGATATGCAAAAGAAAAAAGGATTTGATAAATTTTGGAATGATACATTTGGTCATTTATTTTCTACACTAGGTAACTTTGCTAGAATGTTTGAAAGAACACCTAAAATTGCAGGAACTATGTATTTAAGAGATGCAATTAAAAGAGGTGATTTAAAAATGAATGATAAAGAAATGATGTTAAGAATACAATCGGAAGTAGGATCACCAAACTTTTTAAGACAAGGTAGATTAAATGCATTTACTAATAATTTATATTTATACTCTAACGCATTTAAAGAAGGTTGGAGAGCAGATATAACTAGATTTAGAGAAGACCCTGCATCAGTTGGCGGTAAGTTTATAGCTTACAATGTAATGCCTAAAATTTTACAAAAAATGATGGAAATAGGAATATTCGGTGCTTCGTTAGGTATGGTTTACAAATACGGTATATCTGATTGGGATAAAATAAATTACATTCCAATTGTTTTAGGTGAAACACAAGATGGAAGACCAGTATATTTAAGAATACCACAAGACGAAACATCTAGATTAATTAATGGATTTTTATACAAAGCAATGAGTATTGGTGATGATGGAAAAACAGGTACATTTGAAACACCTGCTGATTTATTTGGTTATTTAGGATCATCTGGATTACCTTCTATGAACCCAGTATTTAGTTTATTTGGTGATGTTATTGGATGGATGAATGGTACTACTCCATATGATGATTTTAGAGGAACTACAGCAATTGATAAAACAACTGACAAAGCAGATGATGCTAGAAAAAACAAAGAGTTATTAAAATGGTTCTTTAATACTTATTCTGGTCAAGGTTTATATAAATTTAAAAGCAATGATTACAAAGAAATATCATCAGAATTAGAAGAAATGCTTGATATGCCAGTAGTAGGTAGAATACTTAATAGATTTGTAAAAATTGGTAATAATCCAATAGTAGGATATATGGAAAATTCTGAAGGTGGATTACAACAATACGAAAAAGAAAATGCTCAAGTTACACTTGATTTTAAAGAAGCTATTGTAAATTTAACTACAGGTGAGCCATTAACCAATAAACATAAAATGGCATTATTAGCAAGAAGTGAAAGTTTAAAAACTAATAAATTATTAATTGACAGATTATCTCAAATGGCTGGTGGTACAGTATTATTACAAGATTTTTTAACTGAAACAGACAGTAAAAAACAAGCAATTATGATTATGAAGTTAGTTGAGTTTATTGAAAAAACTGATAATACGTATCCTATTAACTTTATTAAAGAACAAAAATCTGATAAAATAGAAGAATAATTATGACAATTACTACTACTATTATAAAAAACAGTTATTCTGGAAATGGAAGTCAAACAGTATTTCCATACACATTTAAAATTAATACGGATGCTGATATACAGGTTCTTGTTAGATCATCATTAGGTACTGAAACATTAAAAACATTAAGCACAGATTACACAGTTAGCGGTGCAGGTGATGCAGGTGGTGGTAATGTAACTATGATTGTTGCACCTGCAACTGGTGAAACATTAGTTATTAGAAGATCAACTACACAAACTCAAGAATTAGACTTAGTAGAAAATGACCCTTTTAGTGCAGAAACAGTAGAAGGTGCATTTGATAAATCAGTATCATTAGTACAAGAAATTCAAGAAGAAGCAGATAGATCAATTAAACTATCAAGAACAAACACTATGACATCAACTGAATTTACAGTTGGTGCTACAGAACGTGCTAACAAAGTTCTTGCATTTGATAGTACAGGTGAATTATCAGTTGCTCAAGAATTAGGGCAATTTCAAGGCAATTGGTCATCTGGTGAAACATATGCTCAAAGAGATATTATAAAAGATACATCTAATGGAAACATTTATATTTGTATAACAGCACATACTTCAAGTGGCGCACAACCTATTAGTACAAATACTGATAGCGCAAAATGGTCATTATTAGTTGATGCAGAAAGTGCAACTTCATCTGCAACTGCGGCGGCGGCAAGTGCAACTGCGGCGGCTACATCTGAAACAAATGCGGCTACATCCGCTACTGCGGCGGCAACTTCAGCTACCAATGCGGCAACGTCTGAAACTAACGCATCAACTTCAGAAACTAATGCGGCGGCTAGTGCAACAACAGCATCTACTGCGGCAACCAATGCTCAAACAAGCGAAACTAATGCGGCTACCAGCGAAACTAACGCCGCAACTAGCGCAACCAACGCATCAAATTCTGCTACATCTGCGGCCAGTTCAGCAACTACAGCTACCACAAAAGCTAGTGAAGCATCTACATCAGCTACAAACGCCGCAAGTTCAGCGTCATCAGCATCTACATCTGCGACTAACGCATCTAACTCTGCAACTGCCGCAAGTACATCTGAAACTAACGCCGCTAACTCTGCTACTGCATCTGCAAGTTCAGCAACATCTGCGGCTACTTCTGCTACTGCGGCTGAAGCGGCATATGATAATTTTGATGATAGATATTTAGGGCCAAAAGCTAGTGACCCTACATTAGACAATGACGGTGATGCTTTGTTAGATGGGGCATTGTATTTTAACACAACAACAAATGTTATTAAATATTATGATGGATCAAGTTGGTCACCAGTTGAAGCAGTAGATACATCTAATTTAGCAACAAATGGGTTTAGCATTGCAATGGCGATAGCCCTGTAGTATAAGGATAATATATGGCACAAAATTTTAGAAGATACACAAGCAATGATGTAGGAACATCAGCAGCAACTTTATTTACTGCTGACAGTTATGATACTGTAGTTGGTATATCAGTTTCAAATGTAACAGCATCTGCTGTTGTAGCATCTGTATATATTAATGATGGTTCTAACGATATTTATTTA